GCCGGGGTTAAATGCCATGGCGCGCGCACGGGCAAGCCTGACGTCATTCAGCGCGTGATTGACGGCTAGTGATAATTTGTCAGTCATGGTTTGTCCGTCGGTGATTTCAAGGCATTAAAAAAGCCACCGAAGTGGCTTGTTGGCTACTGATAACTTTTAATCTTTATCGTGTCGCCTTTGAATTGCTTTTGCAGTGCTTCAAGCAATGCAGATTCTGTCTTACCGTTCGCTAATACATCGGAGAGCTTTACCAGGTTTCCAGCTGTAAATCCCTTGGGTATGCGTTGAAAAACGACATTTTTAAAGTGATGCTGCATAACTATCTCCTTGTAAGTACATCTCTAAACCTAACGTCATTTATCCGTAAATCTTTAGAGTTTTAACAACCTCTTGGGAATCATCATTCCGGCCATCTGCCCTTTTCGTTTGATGTGACCATCAAGCCCATAGCGGATGCCGTCCCAGCAATGCTCATCGCCATCAGCCAGCTTAGGAAGTACTTCTCCGGTGATCCGATCGGTTTTGTATGACCACATGCGAGCTTCACGCGCCACGTTCTTGCAGCGTGGATGAATAATAATTTCATCAAAGCCTCGCAGGTGGGCTATGCCATCCTCAACGCTGCCCTGCCACTTCTCGGCGGCTGAGATTTTGAAGCCCTGACGCCTCAGATAGCTGATTGTCTCTGGCCGTGCTGAGTCAGCCTTGATGGGCCATTCACGCGATCCCGGTATCGTGTCGTAGAGTGCTGGCATGTGGTCAAGCTCGGTCTGCTGCCCGTATGCCTCATATTCGATGTAGAGCCGGTTATGAAGGATGAATGACCGCGTAAGAGTATTCGGATCTTTAGCAAATCCGAAGTCGGCCCCGAAATGAAGACGTTCAGCCTCTTTCCACAAGGTGTCAGAGAACTCAGCGATGCGGTATTTTCCTGCCAGCACCTGCTTATCTGAGTTTTCGAGGTAAGCACCCTCCCACACCCAGGCATAAGTTGCCGGGTCGAGGCGGCGCTGGTCATTCAGGCGCTCGCCTTCCAGCACATCGGGAAACCAAGGGTTGTCGGTGTAATTCATCTCGACGGTAACGCAATCATCACCAACCTCTTTGCGAAATCGCTTATCAGTGGCGCTGCCGTCGCGCTCAGGGTTCCATGTCACCCAAATCTCTGAGCCTTCTTCACGTACCGTGGGGCTGAGCTTCTGCCAGGCGATTTCACTCACCGATTCTGCTTCATCCACCCAGCAAAGCAGGATTCGAGCTTTCGACTTGATGCTGTCCAGGTTGTGCCGGAGTCCCGCGAAGACATAAGTAACCGATTTGTCGATAGTGCGAATGTACTTCTCACCAATGTCGAAGTTGGAAGCCAGCCACGGCACAGACAGGATCGCCTGTTTTACTTCCTGCATGCTCGATTCTTCTAGTGAGTTCATAAACTCACGAGCACAGAGGATTACGCCACTCTCACCATTCATCATTGCCTGATACGCCTTCACGGCCGTCATCAATGCAAACGTGCGCGTCTTTGCACTACCGCGACCACCATGCGAGCAGCGATAACGCTTACCGCCTGCAGTGAACAGTGGAGCGAGCTTGGCAGGTATCGGGAGTTGAACGGCATCACTCATGCTTTTGGCTCAACAGGGAGAAGCTGGATAGTTGTTGGCTTGGTCGCCATGGTGCCATCAGATGATCTGTGATCGATTTCCTGACTGACTTTGTCACCATACTTCTTCGGATTCATTCGGGCTAAAGCCCACTTGCGCGTGTCGATGCGAAGGCGCGCCTTGCCTACCGCAGCAGCCTCTTCTGCAACGTTGTCTGCAATATCGAACATCTCTTCGAAAATTGCGTCGGCGCGGATCTCGGTGGCTTTCGCGTATTGGTCGCGAAACTCATCATGCTGAGCCAGCCAGCGGAATACAGTTGCCTTATTCGGCATCCTAGGGCGCTCACAAACTTTGCGCAGGCTTTCACCATCGGCAAGCAGTGAACAGATGTCAGCAGCCACCTCTGGTAGATAATCAGAAGGGCGGCCAGTTTTAGCTTTGGTCGCCATAATTATAAATTTTCCTAATTAATCGCGCTATACTGACGATGATAATTTACTGCGTGCTAACTTGTAAGGAATAGCAATGATTACTTGCATCACCCCTGGTTACAAAAACATCTCATCTCTATGTGAGAATTCAAATAAAAGTGATATTCCTGTCATTGTCATTGTAAAAAGCTCATGGGCGAAGGAAGTAGCCTTATCCCAATTTCGTGATGGTGGGTATGAGCCTATAGAAGAGAAGCTTACTTCTATTCGAGGCTGGATGGTTGATGGTGCAATTCTGTACCCATCAATAATGCAGGTATCATTTGGTGGCAAGCCGCAGTTTGGTCAGGGGCGAACTCGCGCCTTAGTTGCTCATGAAAAAGGATTTCATGATTATCCCATAGTCACTACTGAACGACATGCCTTGGCCTTCAAAGATTACTGGGGCTCAATAGCAAATGCAAAACAGCATTTTGATTTTAGCGAATGCTGGGATGATGTTGACAAGGCTACCATTTTAGGAAACCCATAAACGTTAAATAGCTTAAGAATTGTGAAAATCCGAATTGCCGCTTGCGTGGCGTTCAAATCGATGAGGTACTCGCGACAGAACATTTCTTGTTTGTCGGTGAGTGCCATGTAAATTCCTGTGGGAGGTGCTATTGGGCAACGCGAAAATTTAAGCTGGCTTGGTTAACGGTGACCTTATGCCGCTCATTGAAGATAGAACTTCGAAAGAGATCGTTACGGCTTTCACTGGCGACGATACTGGAGTGCCGCCAACATCCGTGAATATAGAAGTGACTACTGATTCGGGTTCGAAAATAAGGATTTATATACCTAACAGTTCAGCTGATGCCAGCGTTACTGTTGATAGAAAGCGGATATAGCCAGCCAAGCTTGCCGATTCGATTGCCTCCCATTCTGGCGCCTCCATACGAACTCATGAAATCATCAATATAGGGTAATAAGTCTCACAATAGAATAATCACCAATCATTCCAGCTGGTAATCTAAGGAGGCTTATTATGTTTTACAAACTCATTGATTTGGTCATCGCTTATGCTGACGTTGTGCATTTGATTCTGAGCTTTATTCTTTCTCAGTAGCTTTTGATACGTACTCCATCTTAAGCACGTCATCAGGCGCGGGCTGCACCCATGCGCCATATTTACTCCAATAAAAAACCGCCCGGAGGCGGTTATGCTGATTTCAATTCTTTCCCAGAAACCGCAACTAAATCCATTAGCAATTTGCGCGTCAGATCAAGAATATGCTGCTCTGCTTCATCCGTATCCCAGCCTTGATAATGGACATCATGATCCGCTGCAGCCTCTGCTTTCACGTAGTCCCTTAAGAGTTTTGAGACTTTCTCGGTTATCAATAACGGCCCTATTTGACTAAACTTATCGATAGTCTTTCTTGCCTTAAATGAGGCCTCTGACATTTCACGCAGTTGCTTTTCATCAAGTTCAATGAAATTAGGATACTCTTCTGGTTCGCATCTGCGGAAATCCTTAAGGTCATCATGATATTCTTGATATATCTTTAACTGATAGACAGCATCTGTTATTTCAATAAGAGCACTGGCACGTTTTTCCCACCACTTTTCACTATAGAAACGCCGCAGAGCAAGGGCTGTTGTCAACCATACAACAAAAGCTCCTGAAGTCAGGGTAACTATGAGCTGGTAAAAGTAGTTCATTCTTACCTCCATTACTTAGTGAAGGTATTTTGCCTCATCATCAGGCGCACTCGCAAATGCGCCCTGTGATGGTTATGCCTTGAAATCAGCTAACCCTTGGTCTTTACGCCATTCTCTAACTGTCGCAACAACCTTTTCTGGGGTAAGGTCGTCGTCATCATTATAGAAAATTAAGTCTGACCCTTCGGGGTGCTCACTGGCAGTGATGAAGACCTCTATCAATTCGTCCTGATACTTTTCGCCGCCTTCGGCACTGAAAATTACAGCTACTAACTCTGTAAACTCGGCTTCCGTGTAATCTTCAAGTCTTGGCTTCAGCTTCATCGGTGACCTCCTCCTTTTAGGTGAAGGTCATCTTACTCTTTTTGTTCTGGCACGTACTCCATCTTCAGAACGTCATCAGGAGCCAGGTATACCCATTCGCCATCTTCCTTTGCCAATCCAATGAAGCCGTTAACGATTTCAGGTTGTGACCTAATCATCAGGCCAACATGCGTTTCACCTGATTTTGTTTTTACTGTTATGCGGTAGGTGTCGGTCATATTGGCTCCAATAAAAAACCGCCCGTAGGCGGTTGTTTAATCAAAATTCAAGCTGTCATAAAACTCATGCGCCCGAATCCTCTCATTTTCTGCTTTTTGTCGCTTCTCTTCCGCCTCTCTTTCAGCTTCCAAGTGCTGCCGAATTAAATCCGCGTCTGTAGCTGCACACAATTTTTTAATTTGGTTGATCTTAGTCTGCAAGTCACGCCAGTCGCATTTTACTACGATAAAATCACCTTCAATTGAGATCTCATCGTTCATCACTGTAAACGGTGGACTAACCTTTTCCCGGAAGATATCTGCCCATTCAATGGTGATACGCTCATCCGTTGTAAGGTAGCGATTATCAACTCCATCGTTGGTGCCACTTTTTGATTTGTTTATTCCAGTTATTTTCATAAAACACCCTAATAAAATGTGAAGAGTGAGATTAATCCTAACTGGTATTTTTTTAAATAACTTCTTTCAAAAGTCACTTACGTAGGCTGTTCTTCACTTCGGTGATGATCTGCTGCTGAAGACGACTCAACTCTATTCGATGTCTACGTTCATGCCGTTGGTGAATCCAGAAGCCCACCCAGGTTGCGATGAGTGCGCCGATGCAGATGCCAGAGAACATGTTATAAATCTGGTAGGCACTCATTTATCTTCCTGCTGGCAGTTGGCTTTCCATGTTTTGTTGTGGGTCAGGATGGCTCGCTTAGTGCGCTCATCCATCGTCATGATGTCAGCTTCAGTCACGAGAATGGGCTTAACCCAGTTGCATGCGGTGTCCACCACTTCAACTCTTGTTAAGCCAGTCTGAGCGCAACTCGTCGTCAACAGCGCTGCCAGGCATACGGGAAACATTTTCCTGAACATCGGCGGCCCCTTTGGATGCTTCGTTTTGGCGCTTGGTTGCCGCCTGTTGTGATTCGATAGCGGTCTTTGTCTCCCGCTCGTCAGCTGCCTGCTCTGCTTTGGCCTTCCCTTTGGAATGACCAACACCAAACGCTCCAGCCACCAGAGCAATCAAAGTGATAAAGCCGGTGATAATCATCTGAATGGTCGTCATGGCTTTTTCTCCGGATCAAGACCAGCGTCAATCTTCTGCTCGTTGATGTCTTTGTCTGAGGCGATTTTCTTTGCCCCGATATAACCCGCAGTGGCGAAACCGAAGAACAGGCCGAATGTGACATCAGATAGCGTCCCCTTGTATGCCTGCCAGCTAACCACTCCACAGCACACCAGGAAAGCGAGAGCTGCTTGTGTGCGACTCAGGGAGATATTGCCAGTGGACCCGCGAATAACGCTGAACATGTCCATCAGATGAGGCCTTTGTAGATGTCGTATGAGCCGGTGCGCATCACGTCAGCATGGCGCTTAGCGCGATTAGGGGTCTGCTTGGCCCAAAGGCTATTAAGCATGCCGGTCGCCGCTGAATTGAAATCACCTCTGGCGATCATGCCGAGAGTGTTTTGGAATCCAGCCAGGCCATCCGTACCCATCTGATACGCCATGCTAATCAGCACGTCACGGCGCGGCGGGTTGCACTGGCATAATGCTGCCTTGATGGTCGGACGCTGATTCATCTCGTTCAGCTTCTGGTTAATGAGCTGCTCTTTCCAGAGGTCGCCTACCACACGTGGAACGGTGAACTGATAGTTGGTGATGCTGGCACCTTTCGGACCGATGAGAATGCCGCCAGCTACAGTGGGATAACCACGCGAGTCAAGGTAAGGCTTTTCGCGATACCCTTCCTCGTAGTTGAGAATCGGGATGATTTTGCTGTCGGTCATTTACCCTCATCCTCTTTGACTACCTGATTAACCTTGTCGGCGGTTTTGGTTGCGGTCTTATCTGGCAGAGTTGCCATCTGAGCCTGAATCTCTGCAACCTGCTTTGTCAGCCGGGTGACTTTCGCATCACGCCGGTCTGCTACCTTGCGATAATCCTCCCGGATGCCATCAATGCGCGCATTAGCGGTGTTGCTCACGTAGATGAACATGATCGTCATTACGATGCACAGGACGCTCATCAGCAGCATCAGTGAACCGATGATGATGTTGCGCTTGTGCTTAATCCTGTCGTTGTTTGGAACCATTGCTGTCGTCCTCCAGTGTGGCGATCAGCCTGTTTACTTCCGTCCTGAATCTTTCATCACCTGTAGGCACGTTTGTTTCTGACATCGCCAGGAGGATGCCAAGCGCGTTCTTAATCAGGCGCAGGTCAGTTTCAAGGGTGGATATGCGGCGTAGGTTTCTGTCGTGGCGGTCGCGAAGCTCATCGTTTTCTTCCCTCAAGAGAGCATTGCTCTCTTTGAGTAGCTGCACCTGCTCTTTGTAGCCAGTGATGATGTCGCCGCTGGCCCGGTTATTGGTCACGATGGAAGTGATGCCAGCGATAAGCGGCCTCCAGAACAGCGCAACAGCGCCGCCACCGAGAAGCAATGCGCCGATGCTCGTAAATAAGCTTTCATTCATGCCTGACCTCGCGAGTCAGGTGATGATTCATGTTTGCTGTTCATGGCCGTCTCCGGCATTGCCCGGATGAACCGGCCTTATGCTGTGCGAATAAAAAGCGCCCGAGTGAAAAGACACAGGAAGAACTCAGAGGGAAATCCCTGGGCGCCTAAACAAAAAAGGCACCGCCGAAGCAGTGCCTTATAATCTAATTATGCAAATTTAGTTTGCTTCCCATAGGGTTTCATCAAGAACAAAGAGCAACATTCCATTTTTTATGTTGAAATCAACGATCAGATCTTCGCTTAGAATAGCATCCATTCCGCTGCAACCTTTGAAAAAATCAACATCAACGCTGAAGCTGAAAGAGCCTTCCAAGGTTGAAGGGTCAATGTTTATTTCAGTTACTTCCAAATTATCTGCGATGTATGAGTACTCTCTATTGCCTGCAAACTTCCCCATAATGGCTGATTCGAATACGTGAGAAATAGATTTTATAAAACCTTCAAGTCCCTTTATGGTCTTAGGAGTGTCACTTGGGATATCAAAAGAGTATTCAACTAAATTTTGCATAATTGTCCTTATATCTAAAGGACAAAATGATACTAGCTATTTTAAGACATTGCGCGATAACAAATAAAAACGCCCTCGCAGTTGGTGAGACCGCAGGGCGCTTTGACTATCACAAATCGATGGAACTGACTGGATTAAGTTATCGCGTCAAACAACAGCGCGCAACTTCAACTGTTGGGAATCATATCCCCAGCTTCGGGAAAAGTAAATAGCCAACGATAAAATAATGAGCTATTTCTGATTGCGCTATCCGGTTACCTTATTCAGTGAGGCATTAGCCCACGATTCTTCAATCTCAATCTTGCCGATAAGCCCGTCATAGAACGGCTTGACCGATTTCTTCCAGGTGTCGAGTGATATAGCATCAGTCACCCCCTCAACTGTTCTATGTACTTCAGTAGACGGGATGCGCTCATAACCACGCCCACAGCAGCGCTTACAGTCGCCCATTACCGGCACGCCCTGCTCTTCAGTCAGCTTACGGTCTACGGCCCGTCCACGTCCGCTACAGTCACGACACGCTGAAGACACGATCCCCTTCCCGCTGCAGATCTTGCAGATAACGCGGACAACCTCTTTCACACTGCGCGCCGTTCCGCCTGACAGCGGCGACTTCATGGTGAACACGTCAGCCTCAATGAATCCTTTCGCCTGGCAGCATTCGCACGGCTTGACGCTGGCGGCGCTGCGGCAATAATCCATGTAAGCATAAGTTGCGAGAGTTTGCATCACGGCTGGTTTAACATCTGGTTCTAGCTTGCGAAGGGCGGCAACCTTATCGCAGGTACTCAAAGCATATTCAGTTAACAACAATACGGCGCGTCGGGCGTCGTTATCGCTTACTCCAACCTTACCCATAAATGCGCTGTAACCCAGCGGAGCGCGACTCTGTGTCATTCCCATAGCTGCCATGTAGTCAGTGCCGGATAACGCATCTGAGGCAGTTGCAGGTGGCATACCGGCAAAGCTCGCGGTCTTGGCAAAATGATATTTAACTGTCGCTTCAAGCCCCATGCTTAACCCCCATCATTTTCGCCGTGTTCCGGATTATCCTGTAGTTGATCTCATACATGCCTCGCATCTTGAGGATGCGTAGCCTGAGCCACTTCTCTCTGAGGTATTGGGTCATGCTGCATACTCCATCTGACGTTTACGCAATTTCTCGTAATGGCGTGCCCGGCGCGTAAATATGGCTTTCACTCGCTTCAGGTAATCGATATTGAATTTGCGAACGGTGTTGTCATGCTCGATGCGCTCGACCCTATGTAGGCCAAACTTCTCGATGAGGTTTATTCGGTAGGGGATCAGGTTTCCTGACAGGTCACGGTTGCAGTGAACGCAGCCAGCATTGTTGTTGAAAACATTGAATCGGAGCCATGGTGCTGCGCCTCGCGAGCGATAGTGACTGGCATCTACTGCGCCGCCCCTCACTCCGTAATTAAGTGGCTTGCCGCAGGCTATGCATGGGTCGCCATAGTCGCGCCAGAAGATGAACTTATTAACCGCTGCCTGAGCCTCTCTGTTCCATTCCGGCTTACCCTTTAGCTTCTCCCTTCGTTGCCGCAAATCATCGCGCTGTAGCCGCTCCTGCTTGCGTTGTTCACGCGCAGCAAGTTCCTCATCGCGCTTCTTATTGAAGGCAATGGCGCATAGGTAGTTGTGGCAGACTTTCTGGAGAGAACTTCGGGGGGTGTATTCGGTAGAGCAGATGGGACAATTCTTCGGCTTCGGCAGCTTGGTGCCTTTAGCCATTCGCAACCTCCCTCACCTCGGTAGCTACCGGCAACCCATCATAGATTTCGCTCAGGTGTCCGCGAATATCCATCCGACGCAGCGCGCTAAACATCATGTCGCATTCAGCCTGCTTGTTTGCTTTGAATGGCTTTGATTCTTGGTTTACCCATTGCCAACTGGCGGGCCAGCCATGAACCTTTTTAATTTTCCCTTTAACGACATGAAGCAAGCCCCATCCATCGGGTAAATCTCCGACCTCAACAATGCCAGGCTCGCTAATCATGAAGCGCCAGTCACCCATGCCCTTCGACGGATCGATGCGGAATGGCTTTTTACGGTCGGCGAGTAAGTCACTGCGTGAGCATTTCGCCTCCATCAGGCATGACGCCCCATTACGAAATCCGATGGCGTCAGGCTGCTCTCCATAAGTAGTCCATGCGCGAAACTTATCGTGGAAGGCTACTTTGAACCCGTTGTTTTGCAGAAACTGGCAGGCGATATCGCAAAGCTGGTCGTGTGTAAGTTTGACGACTTCAATCATGGCTCTCTCCGCACATCCGGTAGTTGGGGCCCTGCATCAGGCTTATTTCGCAGCTTGTGCAGCAATACACCACTGACTCTGGCAGCGCCGCAGAACAGAAAGCGCACACAGAAACAGATGGCTCGCCAGCGCCAGTATGCTGACTTGATTGGCTGGTCCCGTTCGTGGTCTTCATAGCGGCAATCAACCTCGCAGTTTTCGCACTTAGCCCCGTAGTGATACTTGTCTTCTGAGGTGAGGATGGTGTGGCAGCGGCAGCAGCGTTCTTTCGTTGTCATCTTCAGCTCCACATTGGGTTTCGATACTGCTTTGATGGCTTTGGCTCTTCCCTGAACTCAGGCAGCAGCGCGCTCACCAGCCACAGGCGTGGGTCTGCTGAGAGTGTCTTCTGAGTTTTGATATTGCGGGAGGCGTAGCGGGAAAGAAGTTCGGCGGCGGTTTCGGTGTCTACAGGGTCATGAGTGAACCACGATTTCATGGTGCCCCCTTACCGTTGAAAGCAAGCTATCCAGCATCGCCATGTTGTAGCTCCTGCCAAATCCAACGCTGAACGTTCCCATGCGGTACTGGTAGTCGTGGTCAGTGCTGCCGAACTGCTGGCGCTTAATCTTGTTGCTATCGGTCATGTCGTGCAGGGCGACGGCAACGTTATTGCGCTTCGCTGAAGCCATTGCACAGGCACAGTCAGTGATTTCTTTTGAGGTGTGCCATTTGCCATCAGAAAGAACGTCCAGAATCGCAGTGGCTAATTTACTCATGCCGCCTCCATAGGGAATAAATCAAGTTGAGCGCTATCAACGATGAATGCTTCACAACTTTCAGAGCATGAACCCGCTTCATAGGCCTTATTACCTTTGATCGTTGCAGCAATTTCGTCTCGGGAATAATTTGCGTACATTTGCTCGATTGCCTCTAAGGAGAGACTATCTCGATACATGATTTTGTTTTCTTGCTGCCTGCGACCAACCACCCTTACATCTTCAGACAGGATTACTTTCTTGAATTGCTCGGCCATTTCAGGTTCATCACGCAAAGCCAGAGCCAGTTTATTGACTCCTTTTTTTATGCAAAAAACACAATTCCCTAAATGCTCTTCAAGGTTCAGGTCGAAAGGCTGACTCTTCCAGAACGTAAGGACATCCTGTTTTTCATAATCGGATATTTCTGCCATAAAACGCTGCCGACTCTTTTTCACTTTCACAACCCGTTCGGCAATGCGAGACGCGGTGGCGGTGTCCAGTAAGTACCGGTTCTCTAATAATGTGATCATCTCGGGAGCTTCAATTTCTCTCAGTTCGATATAAAGCCCTCTCATCTGCATATTCTCAAAGCCAAGGCGTCGAAGAAGTGGAAATATTTTGCTACCCCAGATACGAGTTTGTTCATCTATTCGCATACCAAGCCAGGATTCACATTCTGCAAAATGGTCTTTGCAGTAGCGCTCGCAAACTTCGATTTTCATTGTGCGCGTGCAGAACGCGCCGCCAAAATAAGGTGTGCCATATTTTCTAGTGGTGTCTATCCACGGCTTAAGATTTGGACCAATTTCATCCAAAGTAATGACCTCATAGCCATTACCTTTTCCCAGCTCTGGGTTAACCTGCACTCTCAGGCATGTCAGATCTATGCCCCAGTTATTTACGACATCACGAATGAACTGATATGTGTTTGGATGTTCTGCGCCGGTATCCATAAACAGATAATGAACCTCTTCACCGGCAACGCGTTTTTTCTCCATCATCCAGACAAGATATGCAGATGTTCTGCCACCAGAAAAACTCACAACGTTTATCATTTTGCTTATCCTGTTTTACCGAATCTCCCTGCCCACTCTGCCGCCCGCGCTGACTCGTCGCTAAACCTGACGTTCTGCTCGGTACCGAAGGCATGGATTAAGGTGATTAAATCTCGCATCTCACCGACGCGCATTTTGCTTGTTGACTGGCCCAGCACCACAAAGCCGCCATTGATACCCGGCACCGTCTCCTGCCCTTTCAGGCCGGCGCTGAAAATATGTTTCCAGCATTCCGGGTTGAGTTTTCTGCCGTACCAGACCACCTGACTTGATACGTCATGCAGGCAGGCCCAAAGCATGCGGTTTTGCGCAAGGCTTCTGGTGTCTTCCTGAATGGTTACCTGTAGAGGTTTGTCGGGATTAGCGGGGAGTTGCTGAATGGCGCTGATGCAGTTCTGTCGGATGTTGCTGTCACGCAACAGGTAGCGTTGTGTCTCCATCGCGTTTGTCTCGCTTTAATGCATCGCCCAGCACCTTGCGCATCACCGCCTGGTAGCAGGTGAAGTCATGGAACTTGCGCCCGTGGTTAATAACTTCCTGCAGGAGTGATTCGAACTCATCATCTGGCAGGATATAAGTGGATTTCTTAAGAGGGATTACGTTGCTCACTTGCGACTCCTTGAGCCCTGCTGCTCGAACTCAGCATCGACTATCAGGTCGTGTGCTTCACGAGCCAGCATGTCGATGGCGTTCAGGTGCGCCCGGTATTGTTCGGGCTTCAGGTCGCGCTTCTTAGCCAGGTCGATGATTGCCAGTTGCAGGTTGCGGGCCTGTCGCATCAGTGGCGTGTTAATTACCAGTTGAGTTACCTGTGTCATGCGGCACTCTCCCTGCCCTCAAGCCAGAAGAAAAATGCCCGGTCTACCACAGCATCCTGATAGCCAAGATGTGATCGGGTCAGGTTGTGTTTTTCACCATGAACGCTGCGGTAAAGGCGCTCAAAGCGGATACGGTTCATCTCAG